TTTTTCAAAAGACGTTGCTGTGCCTCGTAGATTTCCTGATCCATTTAATGGGAATACCCCCTTCCAATTATTTTCGATGGATTGTTCCAGAATTTTATTAGGGTCCTGACCATCTTCACGAAAATGTTTTAGCTTTAGTAGTAAAAGTTCGATAGCTTTTTGAGTCGGCTTCGATCTCATGATTTTTCTCATTTCTAAAAATGAATCCCATATGTTTTTATCAATCCATTCGGGTATTGTATTATTATATATATTCTTATCTATTCTTATCTTATCTAATCTGTTGTGAGAATTCTCTTTGATTTCCTTATGGACATCATCGCTAAGTACCCGTTTTTTCTTCTTATGGTCCCTCCAATAACGTTTTTGATTGAGCGTGTATTGAACGTCTATTAAGACCTTATTGAGCACGTATTGAATGTCTATTGACCTCTTATTGAGCTTTTCTTGGAGGCTATCAAGTGTTTTATAATGGACGTGTTTGAGCATTTGATCGCGGGTTGGTTCGTGCTCCAACTCTGCCGCTAAAGCCATAATTTTGATCCATGCACGGAATTCAGAATCTCTTAAATCCGAATACTCGTGAAGAATGTGATTAGGTTTGATCTTAATCCAGTCCATAGGCCCCTATACAATCTTTCCATTAGGAAGTATTCTTCGGTTAGAAACATCAAAATCGCCATTCTTCTCGATGTTGATTATGCTCACGCCCCAACACCAATCATTGCCAAATGGATTATAATCCGGCGATAAATTACATAGACATCCGACGGACCATGTAGTGAGATATGTCCCCATGATGTTCGTCGCTGAGTTCTCTGATGTTCTGTGACAATGAGCGCATAAGGCCCAGGATTTCGTTTTCAGGAACAATCCGCGAGCTGGATTTACCGTTAAATGCAGGTTCCGAAATTCATGACCGTGAAAAACGGGTAATTTGCCCGCCAGGATCATTTGTTTCTCGTCAACGACATCGTACCCACGTTCATCCAATCCAAGGGCACCACGGGCAGCCTCAAGCGGAATTCCGGTAAGTTCCGGGGCATGTACCTGATAATATCTGTCCAGACGCGCTTCATGGTTCCCCATTTTGTATACTTTTTGCTTTTTGGGGAAGGCTTGAGAAATGAAATCCAAGAAATCAATAGACGCTTCCATTTCCTTGTCGAAGTCACGTTTAACTCTTGTGGGCCAGAATCCGATAGCAGCGCAATCCTGCGTGTCTCCACATAACAGAACACCGTCCACATTATTGTCCTGTCCGTGTCGGATTGCCACTTCTATCGGCATGATTTCATGAAACGGTATATGAACGTCGGCCAATAGTAACCATTTGCCCGGTTTTAGTTTATATGGAGTTCTTGTCTCTCGTAATGTCTTAGGGATAACGACCTTGTGTTCAATTAATTCTTTAACGTCTACACGATTCTTATCACCATAGGTTCCGGTGTAGTATCGTAGGTTACTTCTTATTTTTTCCAGATCGCCATCGAACAACGCCCCATAGTTGTTGAGTATGTATCGCGCTATGGTCCTCTTGGGTTGATGTGGGAAACGCCTCAGTGCATCTTTTATAATTTCTGATCTATTCATTTTTTACCTCATAAGTATCGACATCGCATACCTTACGGCAGTTTTTACATTCATACCATTCTTTTATTCCCCGATCACGGCATGAAGAGCATGCAATTACCGGTCTTCGACAACACTTTGAAATGTATGGTTGTCTGAATAGTTCTTCGTTAGGAGACCCTGTTTTTAAGTCAATAATCTTTACCTTTGTAGACCTGGACTTATAAACACGGTTTCCTTTCTTGAACCGATCATTCTTGCTCGACTTGCTGAATTTTCGCATCGTTAGGCTCACTCATAATATATTTTGTAACGGTTACAGAATACTTATCATCAAATAAGCGCAGCAATTCCGGATTGTCTGTCAAAACGGCGGTTATGCCTTGACTGAGGCCCTCAATCAGCATTTCCTCTTTGGCCGATCCCAACTTGGCAAGCATCCCGGCACAATGAATCGTGTCGATCACATGGAGGATTTCATGCCATAGGACTTGTTTGATGTGACTGTCTGAATAAGCAAACCCGCTATCCGTTGATCCAGAAATATATATTTTACCGGTAGATAACCATACACTTCCACTGCAATCATTCCGCTCCTTGTATTGATACGGGAATTGAACGGTTAATTCATGTGATCCGATCTTGAGAGTCTCTGGCATTTTCATAAGAAATCCTTTCGGGTGTCCATTATTTTGTCCGTCTCTTCCGTTCCCACATTTTCGTATATGTGAAATCCTTCCTGTTGAATTTATAGGCAATGTCCTTTTCTGGTGTAGAGATAATGACATCCGCCCCATCCCGTTTTATGTCCAGCATATTGTCCAATGAAACAGAAGCTCGTTCAGGAGGCAGATCGGCATAATACCGGCACAGGAGAACAGAGAACACGATCATAACGATCAGGAGGATTATCAGGATGATGAGATTAGCAATGTATTCTTTCATAAGTCATCCCAAAATATCCAGAAAATACATATAATAACCGACATTGCCATCATGGTGTATAATAAAATAGTCATTTTTATTCCTCCTCCTCGTCGTCTGGCAAGTCCTCTTTCGGCGGAACAATCTCAATCTCTGTTTCACCCACAAAGCCGATTTTAGGTTTCAGGTTGATCATGGTCGCCATATCGTACATTGACTTCAATGACAAGCTGCCACGTTGTTCAAACCACGAACAATCAAGAATAGGATCGTTACCATGAAGGACTTTCGTCTCGCCCCATTGAGAGATACAGAAAACATTCAGCCGGTCATATTGTTTCAACTGCCATTGAAAGTGGATACATTTTTCACATATACCAAATCCTTTAGGCACATTCTTCCCGCCGTCTATCTTTATGGTCTTATTCTCTAACCGCTTGACTTCACGCCAACTCATAAGAGCTATATCTCATTTTAAAGGCCGAAATTTCGTTCATTCACTAATCGCTTTAGGTCTTTTTGAAAATATTCAACCATTGTAGATTCACCCTCAATTTCATATCTAACCGTTTCACGTAAGAGATGAGTTTCCCTTTCAATTTTATATTTCAAATTATATAGCCAACATAAATTTTTAATCAAGCAATCCATCCTTTCCCATCTTGGGCCAAATGTAAAAGATTTTATTCGTACTAATTCTTTCATAATCCTACCTCCTCCGCAATCTTGCAAGCCGTTTCCGTGGCTTTACAATCCGGACGATAACGCGCTCTCCCTGTCGTCAAGAAGTCAAACCACCAATCCTTGAATTCTTGATTGTTTTTCGTGATGGTCTCTTTTTTATATCTGAGAAAATCAAAATCCACTCTTGTCCGCACCCCGCCGGCAATGATCTTCTCCTTGAAGTCGGGGTCATGATGTGCCGACTCCGAACCTAACGTATGATGATGGGCGCACAGACACATCCCATTATCCGGATCGTATCGTGTGGCAGCATGTCTCCTCGAATAGATATGGTGGGGATGAAGTTGTGAAGTCCTTACCGTGCAGCAGGGATATTCGCACCTATATCCGGAGCGTTCCTTGACCTTCTCGGCCCATAACTTCAATAGATGCCGGTCAGATACTTTTTTCCTTTTTTCTTTTTTTGGCTTCAACACATTTTTGCGAATCATATTCCCTCCATCCGTCTCCTTCCCATTCATAGCAGCGGTGACACAGAAACTTATTCCCCTCAGCTATTGGGTTTTCATGGCAGCATGTGCAGCGTGGTCTTGCTTTATATTTCTCTTGGCGTTGTTTATAAAGAGATTTATTACGTTGATACTCTTCCTTTTTCTTCTTTTTTTCAGCTATGAACGTACATCTTTTGCAGTATTTTTGATTGCCGGTAACAGGTCGGAAAGGTTCATTACAGAATGAGCATATCATAACATCACTCAGGTCCACATCATCGTTTTCAATGCCAAATTTGCGGCAGAGGTCTTCAAGGTCGTTTAAGAGGTCGTTATAGATCATGATTGATAAACCATTTCGGGACGACATGATACATCATCCAGAAAATAAGTCAACATAAAAAAGGTTATAATAACTATAACTATATTTATCTTGACAATTATGGGGGGATAAAATAGTATGGCACAAAACGAGGAAAGGATGATTAGTTATGTATGAACAAAGATGTCATGCTTGTAGGTTGGAATTGCCCCTTGAGTGTAAATATCGTGTGGAGTGTCACATAAACGGCACATTGACAACCATTGCGCTTTGTAGCGGAGGTTATACACTGAACATTATACAGAATTGCAAATACAGGATCGCCGTAACTGTAAAGGAAGAAACATCTGACGAGGACAAGGAGGAATAAATGGTGACCAAGCATAAAATCAGAAATATTTATCTTACATTGGTTATTTTTATACTGGATATTCTTATCTGGATTAGTAGGAAATTAAATATTTAGGAGGATGAAATGAGAACTTTGGGTGATGATTTACCGAAAGAACAAGCAAGGGTTCGAGAAGTCTTGGGGGTATATAAGGCATTAGGTCCTGCGGGAAGATTCGGAGCGATCATGATTGAGCAGTCACTACAAAAGGCCGATAAAGCTGTAATGAGCGGCGATCTTGCCGAAATGATTCGTGCCTATCAGGATTTGAAAGGTATTGAATAATGAGGAACATAACGGTATCTGAGGCATGGGCTTTGTTCGGCTTAATTCTAAGTATTATTGGGTTATGTTTGAGTATTTGCGCAATCGTTCATTCTTATTTTTATTAGGAGGAGAAACCATGAGAACTTTTATACTTGTAGCATTTTGGATTTATGTTGTCACGTTTATCATAACAGTATTCCAGATGGCACTTAGTGAATATCCCCGCATTGAACCACCAAGGGGCTTGGGATATGACGCTGCAAAGTGTTTTATCGCCTTAGCTTTCGGCTTATGGGCGGCATTTGTACTCTGGATGGGTTAGATGATGATCCTTCATGATGAACAACCCGACGACCGTGACGATATAGAGGAAGAAAAGGATACTTACGAGAAACCATATCGCAGAGATATGTGGGCATTTTATGACTGGCCCTCAGATGAACAGATGGAACATTTCAAAAGAGGCGGAAGATAGGAGGAGGGGATAATGCAGTTTTTTCGTAGGTTATGGAATTCACCCGATAGATGGTTAGATATTCTATCAATAATTTTCTTGGGACCCATGATTATTTATTTGATATTATACATATTTGCTTATACAATGTGTAAGATAGAAGGAGGAATATGTTGAAGGAAAAAATGGTGGCATTGGTAGGAGCGATAACTTTCATCATCTTGTGGGCTGCATTTTGGATTTGCTTAATCGGAGTTGTCGTTCATTTCGTGACTAAGTACTGGTAAACTTGAGGCGGCAATAATAAATCGAAAGGAGAATAAGATGAATCAGCAACAAAGAAGTTATGCAATGGAACGAATTAACATGATGGAAAAAGAGAAACTATGGAAAATTCAAACAAAATTCACCACTCCCGAAGTGGCGATTAGCGAACGGGAAAAAATCGCCTTGATCCAAAAAGGTACCGTTAAGCTCGTCAAGGAAGATATTTATCGTTATACAAAACTGTTTGATGCCTTTGATTTCTCAAAACACGAACGTCCATCCCAGTTTAATGTAGACAAGGCAAAATCGGCAATGGACCTCGTAAAAAAGGCAGCCACGGAAACAAAGGACAAATTGATGCTTGCCAATGAAACGGAAGCATTGGAAGCCATTCAAAATTTCGAGAAGATCATCAAAGCAATTTAATGAAAGGAGAATAAAATGTCAGAAGGAACATTGGTAGCAGCGGGAAGAGAAAAAAATTACGGGGAATTGATCAAGCTTGGAGATTACGTTCTGGAATTGTCTCAATTAATATCCAATCAAATAGAGGCCAAACTTTCGGGCGTTACAAAACCTTCCACTCCGAATGTAAGTGGAAAACCAGAAGAGCAAGGGACTTGGCCTGTTCAACTCCAACAGATTAAGGATAGATTCAAAGGAATCGAGGCTAACATGAAATTGGTTCAAGACACCCTTGACCGGCTGGAGATTTGAAAGGAGAGATCAATGCGTCCTGTGAATGAAAACAAGGTATATAATTTCTGGATTAAAAATGACAAGAATTTCTTAGAAGCCTGTCGGGCCGCTACTGTTGAACCCACAAGAAGGCAAGCATCGAAATGGTTAAACAAAAAGGGGAGAGCGTATAAACACAGGCTGCATTAAATAAGGTGGTCATGGCGGCGTGTCAGCGTCGGGTTGAAATACGTTCTGACAGACGTATCGGACAACGGGGGCAATTACCGCAACCCCGGTGCCGGGTGGGGAATCCGGTCCATGACCACCACAAATAGGCGGGGTAGCAAAAAAGCAGAGCGAATGTGCTCATAGCCAATCCTGCCCCGCCAAGGTTGCCCGGCTCTGGCAGTAACCAAGAATATCGGCTCGAAAGAGTGAGGGAAGAAAGCAGGAATAAGTACATGACCAATCCTGTCCGGGCAACTACTTTATGAATGGTGGGTGGCGGAAGAGTAGAGACGCATTAGTATCCATGATGGAAAGCCGAAGCATGGACGGCAACGCAGAGCGGATGCAATTAAGGAATAGACGCAGTAGAAGCTACGAAGCAATGTCGTTAGATTAGGCTTGAGGGTATCGAATCCCTCCCCACCACTTTAGGATTAGGAGGCAACATGATTCACATAATACCGGCACTGCTTATTTTGATCCTTGTTATCGGACTTACCTTGATGATTGTTTACGGCAAGGAGATAGATGCCTTTTTTGATGAGATAGAGAAAGAGATAGAGGAGAAGGAAATCATGGGAACACATCGTTTGATTGCCCATCAGTGGAATATATCTGTGGAGGAGGAACCATGAGAAGCAGAAAGGTAACACTGAGGTATTTTATTAACAGGTCGGATGGGTTTTTTCTTCCTGTTCTTATTATACAGATTGAACAGAATTATAAACCAGAGATAAATCTCCGAATAATCCGTTGGTATAAGCGTAAATCCTCCGCTCGTCGTGCAGCCCATAAACTCGCTAAAGACCTGGGCCTTGAAATCATAAAGGAGGAATCATGAAACCACATTACTTTCATGAGGACAAAGTAGACGACGATGATGTATGTCTTCAAATGGCAATCGGACAGGGTTACGTTCCTAAAACATGCCTATTAGGAGGATTTGTTGTAATGGGACTTGTGAACAAAGGGGAGGATGTCTGTAAGGGATGTAATGGGCCGAGGGAGAAATGTCATGGAAGACCTGGGCCTGATTATCACAAAGGAGGAGGATTAAAGTGATGGATAGAAATAAACGACAGGTTGCGAGAGCGAGTAAATGCATACTCTGTAAATACCATCATTCTTTTGAAAAAGTTCCAGATGGCTGGTATTGCGGAAAGCATGTACGTTATGCATGTAGAAAATCAATGGAAAGGAAAGACTATTCCGTACTACGAAAGTCTGGGAAGTAAATGGACCAGAATAAACGTTTCCATACTTTAGCAGGACTTTGCTGGCATGAACAGATGGATAGCCAGACGCTTCAATGTAAGCATTGTGGAAAATCAATGATATTCGTGTGGGAAGATAATCCTGACTATAAGGCCGATCCTCGCGAAGTGTTGAAGGTGATGATAGCAAGGGAGGACTATTTTGTATTTTATAGTGAATGTTTACATGATGCTGACATTATAGAACTAATCCTTGACACAACCGGCCTCCTTAGGGATGCTGCTATTAAGTGGATGGAGGGACGGAAGGAGAAGCACGATGAGATATAATAGAAATGAAGCAGGATATTCACCGGAACAACGATCTTCAATTCTTACAGGAGAACCAAGAACTGACGGAAGTGGTCTATCTACCCCACTCAGAAAGTGCAAAAAGTGTGGAAAGAAATTTATTGATTACCGCAACAACTGTCAAAAATGTAGTGGGATGACTAACTTTTGCGATGAGTGTATTGAGAAACAGAAAGGAGAAAGCAATGGACAAGGCAACTAAGAAGGAAATACAAAAGAAAATTGACGATTGCATTGATGATCTTGCCTTCACTAAAGGAAGGTTAGGGGACATCAGTGATATAATCAGGTATGAACCTACCGACGAAACTCCTCAACCAGAACAACAGCCTGTAGAGAAACCTGCCGAACCTGCGATTGTGGTGCCGACGGAATATAAGGTGTCGGACTACGTGGGTACAGACTCAGCTCCGATCTTTATTAACTCGGATATATTTGCCTATTTCAACTTCATTCCTACGGAAGGATATGGATGGTTGTCCAGTCAATTCGCTCAGGCCTTAAGTATGATTTCCAAGATCATATGTGACAAATACTCAAACCGTGCAGCTCGTATGATGGAGATCATTCAAGCCTGTCCGATGCAGGGCAGAGAGTTCCCCAACAACCCCGCTCATACTTGGGATGGCCTATGCGCTGACCTTCATTACTATACGAGAGGCGAGACGAACCACACACAGTATAGCCCAGACGGAAAGCCACTTGTCAAGATATGGGATGACAATGGGAAACTTACGCCCCTATTCGACATCGAGCGAAACCGTGAACTCGTAAAACTCTTCAGGATCATTTGCCCCTATGGTGAGATCGTCATGGACGAAAGGATCATCGAACAGGCCGGGTATCAAGACTTGGGAATCACAGGCGACAAGCCTAAGTATCGTAACCACGATACGCATATCCACATGCAGTGGAAACTCTATCGGATCAACCTTGGTGCGGTGATTAAGGTTTAAGGAGGAGACATGAAAGGCTTGGCATTTTCAGACCCAATGATGATCGCGTGGCTGGCTGGGAGAAAGACTGTCATGCGAGAGTTGATGAAGCATCAGCCGGGAGATATTCATCCTTATCTTCTTCGTCTTAATTCTAAGCCCCGCTACCTTCCTGGCGAGACGGTCTATATAAAAGAGGCGTGGAGTGTTGAATCAGGCCATTTGAGCGAAAGTGCTTACTCATTGGGATACTATATAGAATATAAAGTTGGAGGACAAAAGGATTTATTTGCACATTCATGTCCTATTTCCAAAGAAGAATTATTGAGATTTTATGATTCCCAACGTGGAGTTTGGAGGCCGTCCCGCTTCATGCCTGAATGGGCCAGTAGGTCTCATGCTCTGATTGTCTCAAACAGGCGAGAAAGGATTATGGCGATAACGGAAGATGAAGCAATAAAGGAGGGCGTGGAACCATTTATATTAAATGGTATTCCTGATTACGAGGAAGGTTTCGTGCTTTTGTGGGAACAAATTCACGGTCATGAATCTTGGGATCGCAACGATTGGGTATTTAGATACGAATTGGAGAAAATATCATGAGCGAGAAACTGACTGAGGATAGAAAGACAATACATCTATTTATGAAAGATTGCGACTATGGGCGAAAATTGTATACTTATGATCCTCCTGTATGTGATGGTTGTGAAGGTTGCAAGCGTGAATTTGATGCAGACGACATGATGGCGGTCAAGGAGGCAATAGATAAGGCGGGAAAGTGGACTTCATTCTTTAATTACACCCATTCACATTACTATCCTGAAGACTTAGACCCGATAAGGGATAATGTATTTGCCTGTATAACAGGCTGGCTTATCAACCCTCCCCGTTTCTGCAAACTTGCGGCTGAGTGGTTGAGGAAGGAGAAAGTATGCTGACACTCGAAGTACATAACCTGGACGGATTGCCGAACTCAACTTATCATTATACCGTAAAAGTAAATAATACCGTAATCGCTCAAGGAGAGATACAACATTTTCGTGATAATGGATGGATGATGTTAATTTCTAAAATCCTGGATCACGAAAAAGATAAGTATGAGAGGAAACCATAATGGAACAAGGCATTTATCCAAACATTTCGCATAGTGAATATCATGCCATGAAGGATATTGTGTCAAATTCCTATCTTCAGAGACTGAATGAATGCCCGGCAAGCGCACGATTGCCTATGGAGGAGACACCGGCATTGATCTTCGGAAGGGCATTTCATTCCTTCCTTCTGGACCCCAAGGAATCATTTGACAGAGACTTTGCGGTGTGTCATTCCAACGATCAACGAACGAAGATATGGAAAGAATTTGCAGAACAAAACAAAGGGAAAACAATCATAGGCCACGATGATTACATAAAAATTGGTGAAATGTATGGCGCGATTGCCACTCATCCTCTGGCCGCTCCGTTACTTATGAAGGGTCGATCCGAAATGTCCGTATTCTGGACGGATGAAGAAACGGGCCTTCCCTGTAAATGCCGACCGGATAGAATACCGGATGGGGATCACGGGGTCATTCTTGACCTGAAAACAGTAAGAAATGCGGATGTCCATGCTTTCACAAGGGCTTGCATGACTTACGGATATGCAAGAGAGGCCGGGATGTATATTGCTGGATTCAATGCCGTTTCCTCTGCCAAAGTGGATTCCTTCATGTTTATTGTTATCGAAAAGGACCCTCCTTACAGAACGGAAGTTTATGTTATGGAGGATTTATTTGTTGAACATGGTCAATCAGAATTCCACAGATTATTGAGAATAGAGAAGGAATGTCGGGAAAAGAACTTATGGCCCCATTGGAAAAATGAAGCAATCCGTGGTCTATTTTTACCTTATTATGCCGGAATAGGAGATGAATGAAAATGCAAAAAATAGTTATCAATGTTCAATATGGTGGATTTGGTTTGTCGCCGTTGGCACTCAAACGTCTTGCCGAATTACAGGGGAGGGAATGCTATTTTTTTAAGAAAGAAAATTTGCTCAAGGGACCCTATATTCCAATAACGATAGAAGAAGCCACAGCGGAATTAATGTTTGACGCTTTTGATATTCCTAATCCAAACGATGTATTACCGAAACAAGATAATTGGTGGGAATTATCTGACGAGGAAAGAAGGATATCAAACCAAAAATACAAGGAACATGAAATTAATGACCGTAACCTTAATCGAACCGATAAGCATCTCGTGCAGGTCGTAAAGGAATTAAAGGAGAAGGCCAACGGACAATGTGCCACTCTGAAAATTGTTGATGTTCCCGATAATGTGGAATGGGAGATTGAAGAATATGATGGGAATGAATGGGTTGCGGAAAAACATAGGAGGTGGGATTAATGTCTGAACAAACAAGGCCACAATGGGAAGTAGCGATATACGATCCGAAAGTAAAGGAAAGATTCCTTGAGGTAGTTACTGAACCGGAATATTTCAAGGAAGTTATTTTTGCACGGCAAATCGTAGCGGGAAGTGAAGCCCTACAAAAGTGTTCTGCTGATAGTATCCGAGCAGCCATTGTAAATATAGCCCTGACCGGAACAACCCTGAATCCCGCATTACAGCAAGCATTTCTTGTGCCTCGTAAGTGCAAGGCAGTTTTGGATTTCTCATATAGGGGGTTGATAGGCATCGCATGCAGTACGGGAAATGTGAAAAGCATGAACGCTCAAGTCGTTTATGAATGGGATTCCTTCTCGTTTGAAATGGGGTCAAGCCCGTTCATTCATTACGCTATGAATCTGAATCCGCCCGTTGATGTTGAGGAAATAGCAAAAAACCCCAAAAAGATATGGGATCATGTCACTTGTGCATTCTCAACAGCAACCCTACTTGACGGATCAATCGACTTTGTTGTACTACCAAAATATAAGTTATGGAAAATATATCAGACGTCTGAAGGGAAAGACAACGCGAAAATGCCGTGGTCAACGTGGCCGGAGGAACAGATACGCAAGACTGTCATTAAATACCACTCCAAGACGCTTCCCAAGCAGGGTAACGATAGACTTGCTACCGCCGTTTCAATCTTGAATCAACATGAAGGTCTTTCGCTCAAGGATGAATCCAAGGCAAAAGAAGTGATGAAAAGGTTCTCCTTGAATAAAGAGGATGTTCCTCAAGATAAGGACATTCCGTTAGTGCATTGCCATGAAAAGAACGCAGAGATACCGGAAAACGAATGTCTGTCATTCAGAGACAAGAAAGAAGCGGAAGGGAATAAATGTCTGGGTTGGAAAACATAAATTTTCCATTTTCAGGTTTCCGGCCACCGCCTTGTGAAAGGCCGGATTATGAGGAGGCCAAAATGCTTCATGAAGGAATCAAAATGGACCGATATAGTGAAATGAGGCCATGCCCGAAGTGTGGGGGACACGCAAGTACACATCATTATTATGGAGATTTTTTGCAAAGGTATTGTACGAGATGTGGATATGAGTGGAGGGAGAAATCTCTGGATAGTTATGATGAGTATCTGCCGATAAAAGAATGAAAACACTTGAATCCCTTGTAAAAGCTCAGAATGAATATATAAACCTTTTGGTTGACGAGCAACGGGAATGTATTGGACTTGCAACCGTTCATGGATGGAAATCCGAGCGATTTGAGCAAGGGAAAAAACTTCGTGATAAGATCGCAGAACTTCGGATAGCGATTGGAATTTAGGAGGAGCTATGAGTGACGATCAATATCATAAAATTTCTCAGGAAAACATGGAGAGGATCATTAAAACAATAACGGATATTGTTCCAATGTGCTTTGCCGGAATCGACAGGACAGATAAGAATCTTGATTCATGCAAAATATCGTTCTATTGGGTTGGTAATGTGTTAAGAATTGATATCAAATGGATATCTTAAAGATCATTTGCCTCCTTATTTCAGGTCTATGTGGTTCTTCCGCCATGTGAAAAGAACCACAATAAAAAGGAGTTGCGAACAATGGGAACATTAGAAATCCTAATCATCGTAATCACCGTAGGTATAAGTTATGGCTTTGGTTGTTTGTGTGGATATCAATCCGCAAAAAGATACTACTCAAAAAATATTGACCTGAGGGGCTACCGGGTCAGTGAAGCCTTTGCCTTCTTCCTTAAACGGGAAATCTACCGGCATGAAGGTGATATCGCAAGGGCAAAAGATGAATTGGAATTTCTCAAGACTAAGGGGATCGTAGCCCCGGATTTACCTTTGGACAGATGGATTAAGGTGAAATAATAGGAGGTTAAAATGTGTAATGCATTTTCTTGTTTGGTAACACGAGGAGGAAAGGTTTACTGGAAGGCTGGCATAGATTCCCATGAGGCATTGATTTATATGTTTAAGGGACTTGATAACAATCTGTCAGATGATAAGACACCACCCCTTAATACGTTTGCCCGAATTGAAATTGTGCCTCCAAGGCAAGACTATCTAAACACGGACTTCAAAAAATGGAAATACAAGATTGATGAAAAAATTAAGCCCGAATTTCTGTCGGACGAACACAAAGGATTGTGCAGGACGGAACTCGATAAATGGGCTGAAGAGATTTATAGTAAAATCAATCTTGAAGAGGCGCGTAATCCCATTAATCCGTTTCATATGAAACCACCTAAAAAGATAACCGAAAAACACATTAAACTATTAAGGCAATGGAGAAATGTGTGGAATTACGTTGAGGACAGTGTATGGAATAGCATATTATACGAAACTGGAGAAGACGTTGGAAGAGATGTATGGTTGAATGGTTTTGATGAAACAGGTATATTGGACAATACATTGAAGGGAATAGGGGGTGTTGTGAATGAAGGAGTATGGTCTATATGGGGTTCCGTAAAATCCAGTATTAGGGCTTATTATGGATCGTTATTTCCGGGCATAAAAGAGTGGAAGGGCGTAACCTCAAAAGATGGAAGCTACCCATTTCAGTCCGCTGTTGACCTATGGAAACAGGGTCTTGTGCCAAGTTACGATGGTAAAGTATGGAGATTGCACGGTTGTAAGGATGCGAAAATACTGTGGGAAGGTGAAATAAATCATGAATAAGATCGGAAGACTTATCAAGGATGTCTATTATCTTGGATTACGACTTGGATGGAGATACTGGAAGGTGGAAAACGATGTAATCAAGTATCCGCAATATTATCAAGGTATTAACATTATTCCATGTAAAATTAGGGGGCGTATGATTTTAGTCATAGCCCCCTCAAGAATTGAATGACGAGTTACTTATCACTTCCCTTGATTTTTCCGTACTGTCGGGCAGCCGTATAACCGAGATAACCAGTCGTAAACGTCCACCAAAGAGCTTCAGGAACGGCCTTGAATCCTTCCGCTACATTGACGTAAAACTGAGCCGTTTGTAGAGGAAAGAAGATGCCAATAAACGGGGCGAATAAAACCAGCGAAAGAAGCAACAAATAGAACACATACATGAAGGCTGGTCTGGCGCGAGACGTCCAGCGATCCGTGCTGGATGCCTCGGCCACCATGATACTAACCCGCGCCTGTTCTATGTTGGTTTCTAATTCCTGGACCTTCAGGGCCAATTCTGCGGCTTTGTTGGCATCTAAAGGTTCCTTCCCGGTGAAGGCCGTTCTTAAATCTTTTGCTAATTGACCAATTCCACTGAAAAGGCCGCCGACATCTAAATTGGCAAGGCTGATACTCATACCATATCCTATTTCTTCAGATTATCAACAACGGATTCCAGATATGCAGCCTTTGCATTGGCATCCGCCAAGGCTTTGTCAAATTTATCCTTGTTGTTTCTAATGATCAAAAGACACGCCACTGCCACAATAATCGCCGTTACTACTACCGCAATCAAGATATCCATTTCTTTCTCCTTACTTCCAGTTAGGGAAGTATTTGTCAAGGGCCGCTGTCAAGGCCGGGTTTACGGAATCAGAGGCAAGGTAAGCCTCCCTTGTAGCATACTGATCAAGGAACTTCTTCGCTTCGTCCTTATCATATTCTCCGTCGAATGAAGAAGGCGTATAGGAAATACCCGTACCAGCATCGGGCGGTAGAGGATCGGTACTACCGAACACAGGTTGTTTAGGTTCCAATATTAATGCCAGTAATTTATCCAATTTTTTATCTAATTGATCCAAAGCAATTTTCAAATCGTATTCCATGATTTCTCCTTTCAAATAGGCCAATAATACCTTATTACACTAAAACTCCCAACTTAACCCGCCGTATATCTTCATGGCGGAAAAGTCGTCTGTACGGGTCATGATCCAATAAGGATTACCCATCTTGTCCAGACCATCATAATCGGCCTTTATTTGAAGATACCGATAACCTATGGATAAATCAGCCGACAATCCCTTCCAGATTGGGTATTTCGCGCCAACCCCCACTTCAGCCCCGAAACTGTCAGCCAAGGTCAAACGGTAATGATCCGACATCGGCATGGTGTAAACACCTGAGCCAAGATCATATCCGTAGGTTTTGCACTGTTCGATATAGATAGCTTCCCATGCGAACGTATTAGGGTCATAATCTGGCTTGTAGTAGCCGAATTGACCATAGACCCATACATGGTCAAAGGTTTGCTTATAACCCACTGAGAGGCTATTCAGGGCCATTTCCTGACCATAGAGGTTGAAGTCCTCACGTTCGATTGAACTATAAAATCCCTTATGGCCCAATAAAATCTTTAACGAGTTTCCAGATTTTATGCCATCCAGTGAGTAAATGGATCGACCATAAGAGGCTGATAAATCAAAGGCGTAGACGGGTTGGCAAATACAGGAAGTTAACAAAAGTGTTAATAAGATGATCTTCTTCATCATTTCTTCCCCATGTAAGTTATCGAGTAGTGGTTTCCATCTCCAAATCTGCCTCCCCATCGACAAGATACATCCAACGATTCCCAAAATTCTCCGAACGGTTTGTGATCACTCGTACCCGTTAAGTAGGCATCCCCTTTGAATAAATCAATATCCACGGCAAGTCCATCATAATGGAGGGAATTGGTCATATGTTTCAGGCCGTCTTTACCGAGAAGGGGAGAATACCCATCGTCGATCATCTTTTTGATCAACAACGGGATGAGGCTGGTAAACAATGCGCGCTTTTCTCTGAGTTCGCTCATATTACTTAGCTTTCTTTATACTCGCTGGTCTGGATTCGGTCAAGTATCTGTGTTTGTCAAATTCCTTGACTAAAGTAGTCACGGCACCCACCATCGTATCAATTTTTTCAGTAAGTGCTTTGTGGGATTCCTCATGTATCTGCATCCTCTTGTCCCATTGCTCAATTTGTACAGCCATGTTCTTGTCCAATTCCTGAACCTGTGCATTGACATTTTTATCAACTTTTTGAATTCGTTCAGTATTGGCTGCCTGAGCATTAAAAAGGATGAGAGCAACTACCCCAAAGACACCCATCACGCTCCATAACAATATCCAAGGGGAAACAGGAAAGGCTTTTGATGGTGAGTCCTTCATAACTACTCCTTCGGAGGTTCTGCAGGTTTAGGTGTTTCCGCTTCCGGAAGTTTCTGCAATTGATTTACAAAATCAGCCACTTCCATTACTTCATTATAAGCCTTTGCGATAAAATGATTCAATAGTCTTTGCGCCAATTCCTGTGAAATAACATATTGTTTAGACATCTTCGATTTCAACCTCCGCTTCTGCCGTTTCCTCGGCATCATCTTTAGCGTCTTTACCCTCATGCTGGACAACATGGGACTTTATATTCGCTTTCAAAATCCGTTTTACAAACTCAAATTGGGATTCCGGATTTGGAAGAGTAGCGGGTGGAGGATATGGATTAGTTATCGTATCCTGATAACCATAAAATCCCGCCACTCCATCCTTGATCCGATCCGTTAAATTAATCTTAAATTGATCTGTTGCCATTATCTTTTCCCCCGATTGATAATGTGTTTATGCCGCTACGGCAATACCATTATTTATTAAAGCTGTTCTTATGTTATTGACCAATGTAATTAAAGAATCCCTATGCGCAGCCGTATCATAAGCCCCCGCAGTAGCACCCGTGCCACCAGCCGGAGCAGCCGCACCCACCACATACGAAGTTTGTGGCGTTGCCGCATTACATCCAAATGCTCCACCAAAACGCACCAATCCCGTACCTGTATAAATAGCATAATTGGTGGTAGCCCCGGATATATTTCCTATTTCAAGTCCATAATTTGTTGTGGAAGCACCAGTCATGGCCCCGATACAAATTCCATGTTTAGTGGTATCCGTACCAGACATTGCACCAATATCAATACCCTTACTCAAGGTTCCGGAACCACCCGTTGCCATAATCCTAATGCCATATCGATTGGTCATGGTCCCTGTTGTGCCAATATTACTTACAATTAAACCAATTCCGGTGCCTATCGTTCCGTCTGCATCATTATTGTAAACAAGAATCTGTTGCCCATAACATGCGGTTACAGTTCCACCAGCACCACATGATAATATCCCCGTACTCATTTCAAGGCCGGTTTGAGAACCCAAGGTTCCTTGATAATTCGCCTGATTTATATAATTTCGGTAAGAGGCGGCATTGAAATAACCACTATTGGTTTTCCCTGAAGGAATGGTATAATCAGTAAAGGTGACAAAATCGCAAATTATATTGACTGTTGAAGTATCGGGTATATTTGCTGTTCCAGTGAAATAAGCTACATAACCAGCAGTGGTCATTCCAGTCTTGGTGACATGAAGAGGATACGCAGGAGTTACTCCAATTCCAACCCGATCATTTGTTGTATCTACTGTCAGAACCGCGTTTCCATCCTGATCTGCTAATTGAATAGCCGTTGTGGCATCCGCAGTTGGTTTCAGAACAAGAGATGCCGCAGGAGCGGTAATAGTCGCCGTATGAAGATGATCAAAGGTAGGTCCGGCATCCGTCGTCAAATCCTGATTTACATGCGTGGCCGCTTCGACATGCAATTCTGCGGAAATGGTCATATCGTCGTCGATATTTACATCCGCACCAGCAGCCAAGTCAATTTTCGCTGTACCATTGGTGATATTAAAAGTGTTGCTTCCACCGGTCAAAATGAGTTTGGTGGCCGCTCCACTGTCAATCGTGAATGTAGTCTGAGTTGTTCCGGTATCGGTATTTTGGGTATGTTTTAGATCGGTTGCGCTTTCAAGCAATGCCTCTGTAATCTTGGCCGTCTGACGTATTGCCTCACCCGAAGCGTCCGGTACAGACAAGGAAGTGAGCTGGTGGGTATTCATGTTGATATCGGTCGCTAAAGCACCAAGACTCGTAATAAGAGAATCCTGGAACATGGACCGGCCAATGACCTGCAAGGCCCCTGCTCCAACACTATCTACCAATACAGTGGCAATTTCCTGACGGATATTCGGGTATAAGGGAGCAGTAGCAGTCAAGGCCCCTGCGGTATCTTTAGACACATAAAGGACATTCCCTATGTCAAAAGCACTGGTATTAAAATTTTCCAATAGGCCGACTTGCATGATACGGCCATACCCATTGGCGGTAATATTTTCTACGGCCAACCCAATGCAGGGCATGGTCGTAGAGGAATCAGATTTTGCAAGTCCCACATTCGGACAATCTCCCGTTGCGGTATAGGCATAAACCGCCTGTCCTTTGGTTATATTGACTTCTGCGCGAGCTACAAAGACAGAATCCCTGACAATCTTACGGACCATCCCTGTTGAATCTACGAAAGAATATAGGGTGATCCCATGAAAGTCTTCCGTATAGAGACGTAAATAATTGGCCGCAGGAGCGGCAGGAGGAGTAATTTCGAGTAAATCTATGTAATCTGTTTCAACAGGAAGGCCGTTAGCATCCGCCTTGAGAACCTTTCCCGCTGTGGCCGTAGAAGTATGATCGGAGGCAGAAGTTATGGCGTGTTGGCGAGAATGCAATCCCCATCCAATAGCCGTGTCCATTGAATAGCCCGGACTGTAAAGATACAATTTTATGTCGTAATAATAAATTATTGCAATAGGATAGGCGGAGGGTGTTCCGGATAACGACCACGCCCCGGTAGAACTCATCGTAACGGTGATATCAACACCACCGGCAGTCTGAGGAGCGGTGCCTGTAGGAATCTCGCCAGCCGTAATGGTAGAAGCCTTTGCAGAGATATTCCCCGGCCATTGATTCATGACCAAAGTCCCGCCTGTAGGTGGAACGATTACCCCGGTAGTCCCGGCGGCAATCGTTTCATACCAAGTGGTTCTTATTAATCGGTCTTCTAACCGAGTTATGCGATAGGTATCCAACATGAGTTAGGATTGATCTCCATTTTCACACAGAAACTAAATTGGGATTTCCTTCCATGTCAACGAATAACCAACCAACATCGATGTCCCTGCTGCCGCCCATTGAGGAACATAAAACGTATTGGGCGGTAGAACAATATCACCGTCAATGTTGTCATACAGTAATGTTCCGGCCAAACTTGCGTATGTTCCTGCGCTCATGGAAAGACCAAAAGGCCGAACGACTCTGGCTGCGGCGGCTCCGGTAGCAGCACCACCACTGGTATGCGTATAATACCCGGCCTTCCCGGTGTAAGTTGCGATTGCTGCGTTATGGTTAGTTATGGTAGCCTCTGACGCCAATGTACCACTTGCTATCGTAGGAGCTACAGAACCGACTGCATGAGCAAGCCCCGAAATAGGCGTGGTTCCAGAGGTAATGTTGAGTCCGAAGCGCAGTAACGACAAATTGACGCCGGAACCAATCGGATTCCAAACGATAAACTGGACATTAGCGGCTGCGGCTGCGGCTTTCAGATGTCCCGCTGCGATTGCCGTTGTAGTCAGCAAATGTGAAAGAGAATAAATATCCCCATCCAATGCAGACCGATAATACTTTCCCTCACCATCATTGGCGACCCTTAACGCCCCCGTGGGGGTCGATGTGAGGGGATTAACTGAGGTAGCTTGTGTGAGTTTTCCCACTTTTGCATACATAATTTTTACTCCTTTTAGGTTAGATGCGACAACGCATAAATTAACGAAAGGTCTTCAACCCACCCATTGCCATCATGAATCCATCTTTCGCCCGTATCAAGTGTCAATGCCCTTGCTCCACGGTTATTGGGCGCAATAGTTTGTGGGGTATCCGAGGATAACCATATAAATTCACGATGATCATTAACCAATTCTACCGACATTAGTAGCCTCCTTTCCTAACGTTCCCCTTTCCATACTCTTGTCCTCCTTTCTTGTTCTTTTGGGAATTACTTGGAAATCTGACTGCGTATTTTCATCAATTTGCCTGATTTCTCAAACATATCTTTTATGATTCTATTGGGATCATTAAGATGCTTCAGGTAGTTTTTCATTCCTCTCATGGTCACGGCTGCTACCATAGAAGCCGGGTCCATCTTCGCCAACCCATAGGCAAATTCACCCGCAGAGGCAATATCCGAAATATCAAAAAATCCCTTTAGATTTTTCCTTGCATCTATTGTGGCCCGGTCAGTAACTTCCTTTTCGATATTCTTCAAAGCCCCATATCTATTTTTCAATTCTTGATAACCTGGGCCTTGATAGGCATTGATAGCATCATCCGTGGCCGATCTTAACTGTTTCGTAATCCCTTCCGTCATGGCAACCTTGCCGGTGTCATTGTAATTCGGATTTTTCCAAAATGATTTCGTGGAAGAATTGAGCGAGGCAATGATATCCTCTGCTTCCGTTGGATCAATCGTAGTAGGTAACTTCTTCCATTCATTCGCTTTTCCCAACAGCCAATCCGCAGTCTCAGAATTTACCCGTCTTAATTTCGGACTTCCGCCTAATTCCTCCATTTTGGATATGATCGGAGTCAGATCGACGACCGCCCCATTTTCCCCAGCGGTTTGGGCCATAGTGGAATATTGGGAGTAAACACCCTTGCGAGTATCCAGAACCGCTTTCGAGAAATCCTCCAAACTACTCGGCAGATTCTCCGGTGAATTTTGAATGATATCCCTTACGGCCATCTTGGCATTGTCGTAGTATTTCTGTACCTGAGAGGCGTTTTGTTTTCCAATAACGGATGGACGGATTCCCTTTTTTATTCCGGTTTCAATGGCAGAATCAATCATGGAATCTAATTTCTCCACGGTTTTCAGTGGAGTCACTGCCCCCTTGAGAACACCCGCTGCTTTTACAGCCGGACCCGAAACCGCTTTTGCTGCCATTCCGACAGGTACGATCCCCGCATAATTACCGACGGCTTCTACATTCGCAGCCGCTTCCGGCATAGCACCCTTAAATTTAGCATAGGCATCCTGCACGGTTTTAATACCCTGAATTGCGGATTGACCAGCACCAGATTTAGCTAATGAATTAACCGTATCACGAAACGCTTTCTGTGCCTCCTCTGGGACTGTTGCGTCATAAATAGCCTTTACTCCACTACTTACAAGATTTCCTACAACATCATTCGCCATTCCAGCAATTTGACCGCCGGTCTGGAATACCCTTGGAGCGGATTGAGCAAAGGATTCCGATACGGATTCATCCGTTTTCGGGGTCCAGATTTGACCGATATTATCGAGACGTTTTCCGAACGCAGAGGGTTCGGTCACATTTTCAATAGACAAGGATTCCGATGTTCCATCGTCCCACTGTACTTGAGAACCACCAGAATTGATTGGTTCCGTCGTTCCGTCATCCCATTTTATATCAGCCATTGTATTGTCCTATTGAACCGGAGTCCCGTCTTGATATACAACCGAACCGTTCTTCAATTTATAAACCGTTTTCCCGTTCAATTTACCTGTCTTTACGATATCGCCTTTTGATAAGGAGGGTGCTTCAGTCGGTGAGGATACAGCAGGTTCTTTCCCGAAGTTTTTATATGCCTCAGCCATACGAGCAAATGTTTTCGTATGAGACTGTAAAATTCTTGAAAATGCCTTTGTGTCGTAGGTAGGATCAAGAATATCCGCCGCCACTTCAAAAGCCCATTGACCGCCCTGAGTTCCACCAATGGTACGCTGTAAGGTATCTGCCAATAGTTTTGTTTTCTTTTGTAACTCCGCCACATCTGGATCGTTGATTTTCTTTCCAACCCACTGATTCAATGCACCAATATCCTTTATGCCTTCAGGCAACAATCCCTTGGCTTGCACCTTGGCCCTAAGCGAAGCCAATTCAGGGGCTTCCTTTGCGAATACATCATATGCCGTCTGAACATTAGCCGATCTCATTCCTCCCCTTTGGGCAGCCGCAGCCATCATTTCTTTCTGTTCCGGACTTTGGCTGGATTGAACATATCGGTCTGGAAATTGTGAATTGAGGTCATTAAACTGATTCACGCTCATCGTTTTTAGTCGAGTATCTGGATTGGGGTCTTTTGTATCCACTACGGTAGTAAGACGAATATCTCCATATGCTTCAGCACGGCCCTTTCCAACGGCCATAGATTCCTCAATCTTCAGTCTGTGCCATTCCTTTGAAATCTCCGAATCTGTCTTCCCAAGTTCTTTCTGAGAATTGTAGAAAGTCTTGTAATCGGTCGGCGTAGCACCCTCTTGCAGAGGTTGCTGTAAGGTCCAACCCTGCGGAGGTTCGTATTCCTGCCCTTTTATGGGAGAAACCCGTTTGGTTTGACCATTGGGTCCGTAGATGGTAATCTGTTCGGTTTCTGGTTCGGTAGGTGCCGCCCCCATAACCTCCTCCGGCTTATTGCTTTTAATGCCCTTTTCCCTAAGAATTCTTTGGCTTGCCGCCGCATCACGCAGTTTGGGTTCGAAGGATTTCATTAAGGCATCTTTGTGCTGGCCTATGAAATCTCTCTGATCCGGCGGTAGGGATTCCATGAACTTTGCCTCTTCTTGAACAGTAGGCATTTCGCCGTTCTTCACTTTGGAAATCCAGAAATTCATGTAATTCCGACCGGCATCTTTTGAGGCTTGTGCTTTTTGCTGTGTCGCCACCTGACCGGCGATTTCAAGTATTTCCTGCGGATTCCGGTTAGGATAATGGGTCATGAATTGCTTGATCTTATCAGCATTGACTTCTCCATTCATAAACCATTCGATAGCGTTACGCTTGAACTCGGAATCGCTTTTCTGGATCATGACATCCGCCAGTGAACTTACAGCGCGAGCTGGTGCGTCCAGATCAGAAAGTTGCTGACCTTGCGTCATTCTCAATAAGGTATCCAATCCGGCCATATGCCCTCCTTATAGTCCGGAAGATGCTAATTTCTTATAAATATCGGCACCTTGTGAAATAGAATTTAAGATGGTCGCCCAATCGGATTGACCTGGGGTTGTCGCGCTTTCGGTTGTTTTCGAGGTTCCGCCAGTGACATATTTCATTAATTCTTTTAATTTCTCGCTGTAGGCATCGGCTGCACTTGTCGAGAGATTGGATTTTGCCAAAGTGTTTTTCAATTCGGCCAGTCCCGCTCCAACGGTCGACGCTTCCTTTCCGGTAGAAAGATATTCCTGAGCGGTTGCCTTGTTCATCTTTGGAACAAAACTTGTCATTTTCTTACCGCCAAACCCGAAACTAACCGGCGTGTAATATCCCGTTCCGGTTTCCTGTTGTTTGGTGATTTCGGCCAATTTCGATTGATAGGGCGACCATGCCGAAGTGGCCTCTTTCAGATAGGCATCGTCAGCCGCCTTTTTCTCTGCGGCTGTGGTTTCTTCCCTGCTTTTCAATCCATAAAAATCATTGACATATTGATTCCATATGTCCTCTGAGGATTGCTGGACATAGGAGGGCAGTGTCGATGTAGTGGTATTGGTGGCAACCGTCTTTCCTTCATTCTCTCCCGAAACAACCTGACCAACGCCAGCCGCTACGGTTGCCAATGAGGGTATGAGTTTGATCAGCGAGGAAACCGATAGGCCGGTCGCCTTTGTCAACCAATCCAAGAGTCCGGCGTTGGAAGATGTATCTGATGTCCCCGTGGAACCTGTATCCCCGGTATATACAGACCAATCTCCGGATTCATCCGTATATCCATTATCTGTGGATGAGGTATCGCCGTATCCTCCGCCTACTTCACCGGTTTCATCAATCCAATAGGGCATATCCTCATAGTCTTCCGATAATGATACTCCCGACATATCCGTTCCTCCCTGATCCTCCGTGTACCCTTCATTAATCGTATCCAAATAAATATCGTATGGGTCTTGTTCCGGCGTTGCGTAACCTTCTCCTATCGTGTCCAAAGCCGTATCGAAACCCGTGCTGGTGGAATCGCTTGAAATGTCATTCGACAATAAGTCATTGCCAGTATTCTTGGCGTAATAGGATGCCCCGGCAATGATTCCGTTTTTCAGGGCCGAATTGAAATCTCCGCCCTGGGCGTATGAAGCCCCGGCTTTGATCGCCATATTGGCCGCAGATTTTACAATAGCATCCGTGGAAGAAACCGGTTTACCTAAGTATGAAGTCAGATAAGAGGCCAGTGCGCTTGCAAGGGTATCCTCCCATGACCCGCCATTCATTTTAGTGCTTATTCCAGACGTAATCGCGCTGGTAATACCTGAACTGACCGCCTGACTTAGACCCAAGGATGTCAGATATGGGCTGAGTGCGCCACCGGCGGCTCCGAGAAGACCTGCACCCACTATCTCCTCACCTGTCGCACCCTTCATCGAAGCAGAAGCCATTCCACCAGCCGCAGCAGAGGCATAAGCCCCCAAACCAGCAGCGGAAGTTCCACCTGTAGCAGCAGCGGCCCCGGCTGCAATAATGGCAGGAACGCCCACATCGCCTACCTTCTGCCACCAGCTCTTGGTATCCTTAATACGCTGGTCCTGTATAGTCCCATTAGGAAGAATGACAATACCGTTGAAATTCGGTATGCCTTCCTGTGAATCAGCGAATGCGACAGATTCCTTTGCGCCCGTGAAACCAAAACCGGTCAATCCCTTGGTGCTGTTGATCAGTTTCTTGTAGGATGCGCTTTGAGTGGCATTAGGCGAATAACCGGATATCGGTTGCGCCAGGGTCCATTCCAAGTCTTGCTGTTTTTCGTAATCGCTCATATTACATCATTTGCTGTAAGATATTCGCCATAATCTGATACATGGCCGTTGGATCGGATTGATAAGAGTAACTCGTTCCCGTTGAACTTCCCGTCGATGATTGACCTAATTGTGCAATGGAAGCCAGAGTAGATGGCACTTTCGCCTTTTCCTGTGCGGCTGTCATCATGGCCTCATAACCCTTTGTTGCGAAGTCAGTGGCAGCGGTCGAGGCAACATTGGCAAGAATCTTCTGGCCTTCCGTGGAATTTATGATCCCGCGAGTGGATAAATTTGCCAATGCTTTCGGAACATTCTCTTTTAACATCTGTTGCATTTCCTGGTAATATGTTCCAATGGCCGCCTGAGTATTTGCGTCTATGTTCCCTTCAAGATTCGCTGCGGATTTGGTCAATGCTGGAATGATACCAGACAATAACTGTTCAGAATAATTAGTCGGCAACCCGGAAAAACTTTGTGAACCTGATGTGCTTGTGCTTGTACTGCTCGGCATGATGTCCGTCGGGAAATTAAAAAAATCATCAGTGCTTCCGGTTGTTTCTGCCGTAGTACCTTGATTAGTAGCCGCAGTGCCTCCATATGCCTTGTCCCATTCGGCTTTTATTCCAGGAATACTGTAAAGATCACTCAATGACGAGTTGGCAGATAAAGTATGTGGAACACCCGAAGCATCCATATAGGTCGCCGTTCCGTCTGCATTTTTAGTGATCTTCCCCCCGGCCCAATCCATTGTTTGTCCGGCGGGAACATTGGCAAAATAACCTGCATAATCGCTCGCTAAAGTACTATTTGCATACGGATTAGCTGTAGCAGTCACTTGATTTCCGGTGGTAGTCGCCGGAGTGGTCGCTGTTGTTTGCGTTCCCGTCGTAACCCCTGTAGTTACAGGTGTGGTGGCGGTAGTTTGCTGTCCAGTGGTCGATTGCTGAGTAGCGGTCGTACTTTTAGTCGGCGTAGTAGCGGAAGCGGGAATATAATTAGTGTTCGGGTTGGTAATTTGAGTCGTTCCCGCATTGGTCGTCGTCGGCATTCCGCTTGTAGTCGTTGTCGCAGGGGTCGTTGTTTTCATTCCACTGATCTTCGCCTGTGCATTGCTTGTATTCCAATTCGCCGCCTGTGTGGGATTCTGATTCTTATACAAATATTCCTTGACGGCCCATGTATCTGGGGCCATACCTCCGCCAGCAGCCACCAGATCAGCCAATTGCTTCCCCTGAGTAGCTACTCTATTTACCCCGGCAGCCGAAGTTCCGGGACTTAGGTAAATGGGTGATCCTCCACCGCTGGCCTTGTAAACAAGTCCACCATCACCGGCTGTGACTGTTCCACTGCCCCATGATTGAGACCCACCAGAAGTTTTTAACTGACTGTAAATATTGTTGAGTTCATCTCCCCAATAGTTATTCTGCTTTGCCAGCCTTTCCTCTTCCGTCTCCGTGTAGATTCCTGTCTTGGGATCGGTATAGTATTGCCTCAAACCGGTAAGGGGGTTTCTGGTTCCCACACCTCCGGCCATTTGAAGCAATTTCTTTTCCCATGGATTGACATGAGCCAATTCCGTGTCTCCACGTTGACCCTGAGAGGCTAATCCAGATTTATTACTCGGACTATCATGTTGCACTTCATAGATGAGTTTTGTTCCGTCCGGTTTGATAAGAGTCTTTTTCTGCTTCATGGTTTCACCTATATTATCTTATTGCACTCCATCCTGACATCCAGTCCGATGAATACTCATAACTTGGCACCGTAAAATTGCTTGTCCACATGGCCGTATTGCATATCCTGAATTCATCAATCCACAACTTTTGATTTCCACTAATCTTTTTTCTGATGATCATATCCGAGGTTAATGTAGGCCATTGAACGGTAGGGTTATTCGATACCACAGTTTTTGTTTGGCTTGTTCCATTGATGCAAATCTGCCATCCGGTTTGAGCTGTGGTCGATCCACCCCAACCTCGTATGATCGCCATATGATACCATGTGTCATTGGCTAAACTGGCCCCGCTGATACTAAATTCATTCTCTGTACCGCTTTTTTCCACGTGAAACACGATGGTCGCAAAGTTTGGATTCAAATAACAAGAGATATTATTATTCGCATCATCGGTTTGATATAAAAAGTTACACGATACACCTTGCGTCACGTTATCCGTCCTGAACCAGAAATCAATGGTAAACGCTCCACCTGCAAAATTGAAATCGGTATGCGCAGCGGTGGAGATATACCCATCTCCTGTGCTTGGGAACAATCCGGACGCCGTTCCGAATTTATATTGGGCCGTATCCAAGGCGGCGGTCCCACTCGGAGTCCATGCCTTTCCGCTTTCATCCGTGAAAACTGTTGAAGCATCGGCCCCGTTGAAATGCAATAGCGATTTTATGTTGTTACCAACCCACATATTACGTCCAGAATTGGAGTTCGATTATAAATCCTTTTGCCGGGGTTGTATGTACCGCATCGACATCAACCCTTAACATGTCTCCCGTAGCAACGTCGTCATGAGTCGTATCGATCACCGCAGGAGTAGCCGCCGTTTTTGAGTCCGTCTCCCCACTATCAAGAGTCAATTTCGTGGAAAGCATGTCGCAGGAATCGGTGACATTGTAAATCTGGATATCCATCGTTCCGGTTGTACCTGCGGTGACTACAGCCGCAGCAACGGCCACAAGATTCATTCCATTCAGGGCGGAAGGAATACGAAAATAGGCTTGACCGTCTCCTGTGGCGCAATTCACCGTTCCGGCAATGATTTGATTTGAATAGGTCCGCCGATCCGTTTCCATGATGGCCCAATTCGCGGCATCCTTGACCATGCCCTGATAGAACGTATCCTGCTGGCTTGCGGTATTTATTACACTGAATCTCGCTGTCATATTGTCACCTTATCGTCCCAACATCGCTCCATTGAAATCAATGCCGTAAAATTCAAATCCCAAAGCACCATAAATATTGGTCAATTCAAACATCACTTCCTGATAATTGAATTTCTTGCTTATTTTCTCGCTTCTTTCGGATGTGGGGGCCGCTGAGATATACATATTCATGTCATAAATATAGATATCCTGCCCGTCGTCGAAGATGAATGCGTGTCCACTTGTGGTCGTAATATCCTTTGTATAGACAACGTTGTCGTAATCCTGATTCGTGTAGATATTCAAGGTACAGGATGTTCCCGCAGCCCCATAGAGATGTGGATACAGATACTTATTATGCTTTCTATTGTTTCCCGCACCCCAATCCGTCATTACACCACGCACATAAGTATCCGCAGCATACGAAGTTCCAGCATCCGTATAATGCGTATTGTCTCCCAATAGACGGTATAGATATCCATCCGACCCTCCAATCAGCATTTCGTTATTGATAAACTTGTAACAGGTATGCCCGAAGGCGAATTTATATACTCCGACCTGACCGCCGCTTTCCATATTGATAACGTAAATAATGCTTAATTGGGTCGTGCTTTGGAACAGGGTCAACCATAATTGCTTATCTATTTGATTATATTCCGAATACGCATATGTATTCCCGAAACCCGTGATTTGAGATTGAAAGTTTTTGCTGAAATTATAGGTCTTGCTTATATCCCCGTATTCACTGACGGATGTTAAACCAAGCCAGCCTTGCTTTGAAAGAAATGAAATGACATTTCCGTCGTTTAGACAGGTTTGATAGGCAACTCCTCCGATTTCCTTTAAGAGGGGTACAACCTCGAACGTGTTGTCTCCCGGAAAATTGTCCAATCTATGTAATGAGTTACCTTTAAGCAAGACAACGGACGAGAAGAAATTCACCGCCCCGATCAACTGATAACCATCTAACGGATCGACATCCAAATATCCGCCTGAGCTTGTGGTATCCCATGCATCTTCGTCGTTCGGGCCTGAATACCAGAACCGGGATGTGTTGTCGGAATCTCCCCACATATACAATCTGGATGCCCTGACGAAACCTGCTTTCGATTTAGGCGCGCCGCTGACCTTCTCGTATTCTGCATAGACTGGCGTTGTATTGTCTGGTGCGCCTGAGCAGGTGAATTGATAGACCCCCGTGGTGTAATTTACTGCGTTACCTGACAAGGTGAAGTTGTCGAAATCTCCGCTTGAAGTCGCTCCTACCGCAACAATCCGGTATCCTCCGGTAGTCGTCGCAGTCCATACGAAAGATTGCGCTCCGGTAGCAGAAACCGTTCCTATGGTCTGTGTTCCGTCATAACTTTTGATGGTCCATGTGGACACAAGGTTCGCCACAGAGAACGTCATGCGGTACACTTTTCCAACAGTGGTAGGCGCGCTTGCAACCGGGCAGGTGCAATACTGACCTGCGGCATTGGCGGTAATCGTTAGGTCTGCTGTTTCGTTATAGGCGTTCAAATCTACATTGGCCCAGGCCGAAGCTCCGGAGAAATCGCGATCTACCTGATTAGGCATTAATTCACTTGCGGCTACGTCCCCTACCAAAGCCCCGGAAGCCTCGGATGTGATGGTTTTTGAAGACGCCCCGCTGGTATAGGTAATAGTCAAAGTCGTTGATTTGATTGCAGGATGTGATACGGTTCCGTTATATGCCGTAATAACACCGTTTCCTGTACCTAACGATTCATCCTTATAGAGACAAGTTAAAGTCTCAAAGGTCGTTCCATCCCATGCTTTCGTTATTCCGCTGTCATGGATAATCAGTTTACTGTGGAATTCGGTAAACGTCGGACGGCCTGAGATTGATCCGATCTCCACCGGATCAAAAGAACCATCCAGGTAGTAGAGTTTCGATTCCGTGGCAATGATATAACATGCGCCAGCTACAAAATAGTAACAGGCCAGGATGGATGACCCGATATTGGTGTTGCTTATTTTCTCCGTCCCCTGCCTGGACTTCAGGATCACGACCTTGCTTGAATTGCCGTCCTCGTCCGTTACTACCTGATTGACGATGTACTTCATGTTCATGCAACGGGTAAGCGAAGAGACGGAAAGATTGATAGGCGCAACCTCTTGATTCAAACCGTCATTGAACGATTTGACGAAGAAATCCTGAGTTCTTTTGGGATGTTTCGTTGAAAACTGCCCCATTACAATCCTATGCTTACTGTGGTCTGTTTCCTCATTTCGATCACCTTACGAGTTCGATCATTGAGGAAACTCATCCATTTCAATTCTCCGCTTACATCGTATTCGTCTCTCGTTTCAGCTCGGATCGAAAGGGCTTCTATAAACACGTTGTCCATGATCCCCAAGAACGGAACCGTGTCAGTCGTGGCGGTGAGGGCCGTTGGAAGAGTATAGTATGGTATCTTTATCACATAGGCATCGTCCGGATACGACGGAAAACAAATATTGTTCGATCCGTCAACGTAATATTCGGACGGCTGCGTTGCGTCCACGGGATCGTATTCACTTAGGCATCCCTCGGTCCTGAGATATAATTTATCCCGACCATGACTATCCACAATCCATCCTTCAAACTGATTTCCGTGTTTGTCCATCAAGTGTGCGGGGCAATACATATACGAGGCCAAGTCGCTGAATTTCCGTTTCATGACATGGCCCCCGCTCGAATAAGCAGTATAAGCCGTGGAAGCCACCCCCAGGGTTCCAGCATTAGCACTGACATAGGTGAACGTAAATTCCGTATCGTTCAATTCCGTCATCCCGACGACATCCTTGATCAATACCTCGCATGTCCCGGATGAAATCAATCCATGAGAAGTAGCGGTTATCTGGCAATTCGCTGCCTGGGTTGCGGCGGTAATATCCGCATGGATCGTGGTGATCGTTCCCAAGGTTCTTCCAAGGTCAGAATCGTATTCAGCGCATAACCCGGTGATCCACAACGCAGTTTCATTAATCCATGCGATAAACGTTGCCTCGGTAGGATCGGACGTGGACGAAATGGTGATTCCCCCTCCTATCCTGTAACCTACACGGGTCAAAATGTCGGAGACTAAAGACATGGTTTAGTCCTTTTGTAGAAATTTCGTATTACTGTCCTCATCCGCCAAATGGCTTAACACCTGATATTCAAGTTTGACCTTGCCGAAACCGCCCTGTTTTTCCTCCCTGGCAACCCTGTGAGGATTAACACGATGCCGTTCAACATCCTTGTATGTGGGAAGGCGATTTGCTATTTCCTCGGCCAATTCCTGCCGCCTTTTCATACAGGCATCCTTGTTTTCCTTGAATAATTGGTGCGCATCGGCCTCCTGTGCATTGATCTTATCCAGGCGTTCCTTCTTCTGTTTGATTTCGATCTGAGTGGTCAGCCGTCTTGTCTCTGCGATAAGGCCCGACTTCATGGCCGATTCAAGGTGTTTGATATCTTCCTTCAGTTCCTCTTTCAGTTTCGGATAACAGAACGAGGGTTTGGCCGATCCCTTGTCCTCCGATCCATAGAAGGCCCTGAATCCCTGTTTCTTTACTTTATCTCCATCCCCTTTGATTATGATATAACTCGCGTTCGACATATGTTTCCTTTCTTTGAGGCGTACAATGACGTATCCCAAGTGGGGGGATTTATCCGTCCCCCCGTCGGAGTTTAATGGTTATGCGTTTACTCCAATTCCGCCTACAAGATTAGGCTGTGCCGTGCTGGAACTCAAGAATGTAGCTGCATCGGTCCAATTCGTTATGCCCTTATTCGCCCAACAATTTTGAAGTATAATCTGATGTGTCGTTGTGCAAGCATCCCGAATAGCGTAGGTCAATGCACTTGCAAAATTCTCCCAGAAATTGTAGAATCCGCTGTTTTCAAACAGCAACTCCCGGTCTGCCGATGAACCGGCACTGTAAAGCTGGACAAGTCCAACGCTGTTATTGGCAGCCGTTTCGATCCTCGTTGACAGGGTACAGTTTTTGAAATGCATCCCAAAACCGGTTGATGTGGTCCCGCCCTTGAACTGGATGCAACCGGGACCTTTGGTTCGCGCGCTGTTGCCGGAACTACCGAGTATGGAATTCTCGACCAGAAGGCCATTGCCCGCGCCCGAAACACTGGTATCCACAATCAGTGGAACACCGGCCCCAATCGTGGCAAGTTGGGTTGTTCCGTTTCCGCCTCTCATCGACATTTCGTTTAAGTGTGCATTTTTACCGGAAACCCGAATATCACAATAACTCGTTGCAGAATCCGCGCTGTTATAGGTTCCGAATCCCTTTGTGGTGACATAATGTCCCGTAATGTTTACGATTTCTGACACACCTGCCGTGGTGCAAGTCAATCGTGTCCCGCCATTGGTCAATGTACCCGGCTGATAAGCCTGATACCGTGGACCCGCACCAATGATATAGGTTACATCCTTGTCCCAGGTAGTCGATGAGGTCACTACATGATCTCCTGGGAATAGTACCAGAACGTCTCCGCTATCCGTGGTCATAAGATTTTCGGCGGCCTGAAAATCGGTCTGAATAGAACTTCCCGAAAATCCCTGTTTACTGAGATTCTTGTAATAATTATCGGCCCGGTCCTTAATGAGACAGAACACATCCCCGACATACGGCACCCCTAAATAGGTGCATATTCTATCCTTGAAACTTCTCGGAACGCCCATTTTAAGCTCCTTTTCTCCGAAACCTGAATAGGACAGGCCATAGAGGTTAAGATATCTCCCTCCCTCATCCCTATAGCGAAGGAGGGAGACGGTTTGATTAGTTACGCAGGGTCATTCCAGATAATCCATCTCCAATCCGTGAATCCCCATGCAACGGCAAAGTAATCCTGATATTTCCTCATTTGATGATCGTAATCCAGCGGAGGCGTATTGAATTCCAGGGGAATAGCGTCGATCCATTTCAAGGAATCCTTCATGGCCTGGGAATCAATCAATCCCCATCCCGTGGTGCTGTAATCATCAAGCATCGGAAGTTCCAGGAATTTCCAACGGCCTTTCTGAAAGTTGACATCATTCAGATTGTCACCGGGTTTCCCTGGGCTGTTTGCAGCCACATAAACCGCTTCCGCCAATGACGGACCATATGCAATTGTATCGAAATTGGTCGCCATTCGCTCTCCGATATCATCCCTTAATCCGAGTGAGATGATCCTGACCGCTTCGAGGTTCACAGCGTCGAAAGAATAAGTGGTCAGGTTGTCAAACCCGACTGAAGTGGACACATCGGGAGTTTTGGTGGTATGGGAATTGGATGCCAGGGCAACACCCTCCTCGGAGGTCATGAAGGTGAAAGACGCAGAATCCGGATAAATAAAAGGCTCGTGGGCGATTTTATTCTGTTTCCGGTTTGCGGCAACGGCAAGTTGTTTCGGTAATTGTTTCACAATGCCCGACTTGTCCGTATCAGCGATTCTCCGTTCGAGGATGAATCCACCTGCGTATTCTTGGGGAACGATTTTGGTATGGTATCCCATACTGAAATTCTGATACTGGATCACGCCATTGAATCTCTGAGGATCGGGCAATGACCCTACACGCTGGAATTCCATCCAGGCATCCTTGGTGTTTTTGATCCGGTCATAAACCCGGTCAATAATCAAAGGAAGTGCCTTATAGGTATTCCAGTAGTACTCGTTGATATTAGCGTCAAGTAGTTTGACTGCTTGTGCGCTTGTGAAAGGACTCTCGCTCATTAGGCACCTCCTTTAAGCGAAGTGGCTGGGAGCAAGAGTAAACACCGCGTACTCTTTACCAGCTTCTTCTAAGTTAAGCTCATGCACATAGGCGTTGAAGTAGTAATTCAAGTCATTGGCAGAGTCGATTCCCTGAAACTGTGATTCCCAATCAATATGAGCATACCCGCGTCTGATGTTGGCGATAACAAACGTATCGCCAGTCGCAATGGTATAAGTGAAAGGGATAACATGGGTCTGAGTCGTGGTCGCGCCAGTCGTAATGACACGATATTGCCCCCGATTTGCACCAATGGAACAATATGAAGTCGAGAAAAGACTTACAGTCGTGTCAATCGCGCCGACAACATAAGTCAACCCGGAACTTCCGGTCGTACATGCCTTACGTTCCGGAGCCGTGCCATAGGTCGCATGACAAAGCGGGGCCTGGATCAGAGAATTTGGGGTCAGAAGTTGTACCTGAGTGATGGCAGGTCCGACCGGATCATTCGCCTGAAGCGTGGCATTAGTGGTATCGTAGGTAACCTTATTCCCCTTATAGGTACTGTCGTAATAGGATGTTCCTGGGCTGGTATTCCTACCAGGGCCTAAGCAGATACCGGCGATTTTCTGCGTGACGTCCGGCCCTGCTACGGCAACCGCCGACGGGATCACCACACCACTGACGGTATAATCCCATATGAGCATTTGCCCCTGGTAGCAATCTGCGCCTACCTGAGCATCGGCAATCACGGGAGCCAACCCACCGGTAATTTCTCCCAAATATTGGAAAGCCATATTTAATCTCCTCTTCGTGTGTTGAGGCTGCCGCATGAAGGGCAACCTCGCGTGATATTGGGTTTGTAAGCAATCTTGTCTATGGTAACTGTTCCGGCGGTGGATGCACTTTCTGTGGTGAGGCTATAGGATGATCCTAATCGTATCTCCCCCCTTGAAACGCCCCGTGCGGCTATCGCATAGTTACCGTCATTCGTCCCGCTGGTCGTCGAAATGCGGATCGGCATTTCCGATTGAAGCAGTTTGTCTGCGAATAGAGATTGGCTGTCCGCAATTTTCGCGGGTTCATCTCCACTGGCAGCGGTGAAGGAAATCGTCGTCCCTTCGTACAGCTCATCGTAAAACACTTCTCCGGTCGGCGAGCCTTTTGTTCCATAATCCCCAATTTGCGTTACGGGAACGCTACTGTCGGGGATTTTATTCTTTACGCACATAAACCCGCAAATCGGGCATCGGTACGTGTAGTAACTTCTGTTTTTGATGTCATTGCTCATCTATTTTACTTTTCTCAAAATTTCCTGCACCTTATCCGGTGTATTCCCGAACATATTTGCGATTCTCTGTGTCACTTCATCCACGGGGATGGGTTTGGTCTGCTGTATATTCTGTTTGTTACCGGGACTCATGACCGTCCCTTTGACCTGCCCTGTGGTATGTCCGGCCATCGGATTCTTTCTTTCAGCTGCTTTGTTACGGATATAATTGGCAATTCCTTCACTGACCAGAAGTCTTCCCGCAACTTCCGGGGGCAATGAACGATCCGCGGATTGTATGTTCTCTACAACGTATTTTGCCACCGTAGAACCAAATTCCGTTCCGGCCTGATTGGTAAACAGGGGGTCCCGTTCCATTGTGTTGGCAGCATGTCGAACCAAGTCCTGACTGAAAGTTTGTTCGGCCTGGGTCATGTTCTTTATTTTGGCCTCCAAACGCTTATCGACCGCCTTTTCGAGATAAGCATCCGGATTCGCCAAAAAGTCTGCCGGATCGACTTTGGGAGTAGGTTCGGCTGAAATATGAGGCAAACGAGTCTCCAATAACTGAGATACGTTCCTCAAGATATCATCCGATAGTTGTTTTTGTCTCCTTCCATCCCATGAGGCTATCCGCTGGAATAACCGTTCCTCGATTACTTCAGGAGTAATCTGTTGCGTTGTCTGCTGGTCCTGAGAAGTTTGATCCTGCGTTTGCTGTGTCTGGTCCTGGGTCTGATCTTGTGTTTGATCTTGTACGTTCGCCGTCTCTTGCTGTGTCCCGGCATCCGAGGCAGCTTGAGTTGCATTCTGTTCCATATCATCCTCCAAAGTTTAATAAAAAAGGCGCGTCCATTATGGAATCGCGCCTCGGTTTTTCCGATAGCAATATATAACTTTAAGTTATAGTTTTATGTTCTCCGCTACATTTACTGTCGTAATAGTCCCGGATTCAAACGATATGGTAATCTTGCCCCATCCCTTCCGCGAAATGAAATTCTGTATCAGTAGAATAAGTTTCTGAAGTCTTTCCATGACTTATTGTCCTTTCATGCTCTTTTCTCGTTCCTCACCGACCGTTAATTTCTGCGCTATGCCCTTCATGAAATTAAAACAAACATTGATATTCAATGCCTCTTCACGCAGTTTCATGAGATGATTCTCAAATCCGCTGGACGTGCATATGTTGACCATATTCATCACATTGGCCGCAATGGATTCCACAGTGGAATCAAGAATCAATTTGCCTTCAGGCCGATCCAGAAATTCCCTGAGAATCTTCCCGCTCATCAATTCCCTTAAAATATAATCACGCACATTCTCTGGAAATTGACTAACATAATCAGAGATTTGTTGGGTTGTCCATCCCCATCCTGATGTTTGCATTTTATTACCACCTATTCATTATTGACCTGGGGCCATAGCCCTGGTCTGTTGTTCTGCCGGAGGCTGCGACATACCCTGTTGATTTTGCTCCGGAGTCATTGGGTTTGTCATGGGAGGGGTTCCCATACCCTTCGCCCCGGTCGCTAATTGATACAACAGCATGGTTGATGGGTCTTCTTCCAACATGAATTTCTTATAGACCTTGAAATCCCCTCCCATAAGTTCCAATATCTGGCCCATGATGTAATTCATGGTCATGGCCGTTTTCGGGTTTGGAACCTGTGCTGCGATCTGATACAAACTTTGAAACGTTTTAATCTTAAACTGTTTTGAATGTTCCGTCTCCAAGGCTTGTGAAACAGGCCGGAATTTATCTTTCCGTTTCGGATTGTACGCCAGGGCCATTTCTTTTCCGAGAAGATTTTCGAGAGTCTGCGGAAGCATGAAATCATTGCATAAGGTCAAAAGCATCCTATAGAATTCATCAAACCCGATAAACTCAAGGTTCATGGACTTCATGCCAAGTCTTACCGTGGTCCTTGACTCCATAATGGACCCGATAGTGGCAGTCTCTGCCCTCTCAGGCGAAGAACCCATCGTCTGTGGAGACGTCGCCATTGCATAATCCATCCGGGACCCTAAGAGATTGTGATGGAAAATACCCCCTTGAATGTTGTCATTGATAACCCACTGTTCCAAATCACCCATATTTTCAAGAAGGGTGACGTTTTCGGGAGATATCCTCACTTTATTCGGAAGCCCGTACTGGCGTTTACCCTTGAAAGCGGGTGTAACGGCAAGACGTGTTCTGTAATTCATCAAATTGTAGTTATCATCCGTGGCGACCTGAAGTTCCCTATTGACCGCCCCATCGCCAAAACCATTGTCATTGACCAGATCGACATAACAAAGGAATCTTACCATCGGTCTGCGGCTATGCTCAGATTCACGGAATCCAATGATATGAATCGGGGCATCGTGGTATCCTTCCTGGGCGTAATGGATGATACATTCCTTCAGTTCCGCGCCTTTCTCAAACTTTCCCTGATCGTCAATGGCCGGGACAACTCCAAGTTCTCCTGATCTGACCGGATACTTTCCCCATCGTTCATAAAGAACGAATGTCTTGTCCACGGGTTGGGGTTGTTCCTCATTCTGTCCGTCTTTATTGTAGGTCTTTTCACCCAATTTGCCGGAGGGGTCTATTTTATCCAACAGGTCCAGATTGAAATAACCCATTGACTCGGCTTCCGCCTTCAGATCGGACAGTTTCCTTTCGGCCTCGAAAATGACGTATTCCTTTTCATTCAGGGAATAACAATACTCAGGCGACATATAGACGTTTTGATTCGGATATACATCGAATACGGGTTTGTCCACCTCGACATTTTCCGTATAAAATGGTTCGTCAATGGTCTTATAGGCCGGTCTTTGCGTGAATGGATCGCTCCATATGGTTCCATCATCCGCCAGTGGACGGCCCTCAAGCGGATCGATCACCATTTCGGATTTCTTGTTATAATGGGAAAGGACCTTTTTAGTAGACTGTTGATAACCTCCCTTGATTACACCGTAACCACACAATAATACAAACATTATTAGTCTTATGACTTTGTGGTAATAATAGGCGTCCGGGTCCTTTAGGAGAGTATTCAAGAGATTTTTGGCCGCCTTTGCTTCCGCCACATCTTTTGGATCGTCAGAACTGATATCCGTTTCGACATAATCTGTGGATGAAAAATACTGTGCGCTGAAATTCCCAAGTAATGTCAATACTCTGGAAGAAAACTCTGGAAGGGAAATATCAGGTTCCCACTCGTTCGGTTTCTTGTTACGAATGCAGTGGAGCATTTTGTAATAAACGTCAAAATCCTCTTCCACATTCTTATGGTTTCGTTTGGCCGTCTGAAGTTCCGTATCTAAATGCGAAAGTACAGCCTTTTGGTCCTTCTCGGAGAATGGGGCATCCGATTCGGTATCTTCTATAGATTCATCCTGTGGATAACTTGCCGCCTCTGTTTCAGATATCGCAATAATATCAAGTTCTTCTGCCATCGTAGTCCTTATTGTGAATCAAGCACTTTTTGTATTTCTGCATCCCGGCGGTTTTTGATATTCTGGCCGAACAATTTACTCAATATCTCATTAATTACATCCGATGGATCGGTTTGTTTCTGGGCCACAGTCTGTTGACTTTCTGTAGTCGAGGGTTGCAATTTCGGAATTTCGGATTCTTTGATCGGAGGAGAAATTTCATTCAATAGTTTAAGGTCTTTGGTGTAATCAACCCGCTTTTCTGGAACAGCTTGTTTTTGAGGCGTATATAGTTTGGCCGCAGCATCCGGGGTCAAAACCCCTAATTGCACAAGACGGTCGATCAACATCTTCTTGTATGGGTCCATCTATGCCCTCGCCTCCCGATGACCGTTAAACCACTGTTTTTCTCTCTGTTCCCAAAACGGGACTTCGTTTGGCATGTCGTACCATGCCGGATTCAATGCGCCCAAAAATTCAAGATTCCTGCAAAAATCCGAATACTTCTCTATTCTCGGTTTGATCGTTTTCGTTTCTTTAAGATGTTCCGCCTTGTATTCCCTCTCGCGCCAGTTCATGAAATGGTCGATGTGGCGTTCGCAACGATCCAGAAACCATAGCGTAGGCTTGTAGAGGCCATATCGAGGGTCCTCGGCCTCACCCCTGCCGATTAAATTATTTTCCGGCTTGCCGCATTCTAAGGCGTTTTTCAGGCGCATTTTGATGTTCAACTGTCCGCCAGTGTTTTTGGTATCCGCCGGAGTCAAGCGTCGCAATCCGGCATCTCCCATCGCCAAGTCGTCGAAAGGCGAATAACCCGTATTAGGTTGCTTGACCGTCGCCAATGGATCAATCGGGGTCGCCCTGTTATATTCGTGATCCTCTTCCAGTAAGGATTCTCGTTTGATCTCATCCCGCAATTCCGTTGTCGTCCGGTTATCATGACTCTGGTGAAGTTCATTCCACACGATCCATTCATTCCGTGGGGTGCATACGACAAAGGATACATCCCAGGGTTTTGAGGGATGGTAGTCTATGATTCTATAATTCCAATAACTTCTAAACACGTCCGCATTAAAATAATCCTCGGACTTTAGTACATGGACCTGTTTATTGAACGACTTGTAAATCCTTCCGGATACCTGTTTGAATATCCCATAACGTCTCATGGCGATAACGTCTGGATCGTCGATGTTTTCAAATAATCTCTCTATGGCCTCTTTACTCAAGATCGGATTGTCATCCGTAGCCCAACAGAACACTTCAATATTTGACTTGTGTCCCGTATCTTCGATAGCTGGGAAACCATATTTCTTGCAAATCGTATCCGACCTGTAGATGGTGCTGGCCCGTCTCCATATTGAATCGTAAACCCAATCCAACCCCTTTGCCGGGGTCAAGGTTATGGTGGCATCCCCATCTTCCTTGAGAAGACGGATCAAACTTTCATCCCACTTGACACGCTCTATTTCTTCATCCTGATAAAGAGCCGATCTCTGGACCGAAAAGAAGGCGTCCAATTCCTGTGACGAGGACATGAATTCGGCCTTGTTATCCGATCCTCCCAATGGGTCCCTGATCGTCATTGTTGCGCAACGGGCCGTCACATCCTTTTTAATCAGATAGGCAGGGACTAATTTAAGCAATTCAACATATTGCTGGTTTTCTTCGTCGCCTTCCTGCTTGGGTTTTACCTTTGAAACGAACCTTACAGGTTTATTGAGGATATTTCGTTTCGCTACCGGGTGAATCCTCAAGAACCGCATAGCGGCATCCAATGCACTTGCCGCCGTTCCTCCCGCCTGATTTGCCTTGAAATTGGCCCTTATCGGAGCAGGAGAAAAGATATACCTCCACTGGATAGGATTTAACGTCGTGACAAGGGACGCAAATCCCGCGTATTTCTCGTATGCTCCTAATGCTGGAAGGGCCACATTGTTCATCTAACAAATCGTCTCATAGGGAGTAGGTATTGGATCGCCCGTCGAATCCAATGGATGCGTTGGGGACAACGTTGCCGGAGTATTATACCATTCAACCTTTTGCATTCCCGGTATCGTGGTTGTCACATCGCCTTTCCAGAATTTTTGGGCTTTCTCCTCTTCCTTCTCCTTCATTCTGTGTTCGATCTGGCGTTCCAACTCGCGCTCAAGGAAGGCAACCTTCTCTTGCAAGGCCAGATATTTCTTCACGATTGGATCAACGGGCCTATTCCTTCTCTCCTCACAGTCGAGACATCTATGTTTATCCAGCCTGGGAAATGGTTCTTCACGATCCCACCAAGACTCTTTCTTCACGTCTGGACTCATATTACTTCCCTTTCTTCTTCACTTAAATCAATCTCCTATCCACCCACCTGACTCCCTTGATTTCAGAAGTCTTTATAGCCGCCACCAAGTCGCAGTCCTTATCGAAAAACACATGATAGGCAATGCCCTCATATGTACTCAACACAAACCCGACCGCATAATTCAACTGTAAATTCCTACCATCCTGCAACGTCACTATGAACGCAAGGATAACCATCCACTTCCAGAAGCGGGACATGCCACATCACCTTTCTAAACGCCCCCCTCGCGTCCACAAAAGATAATTAACCCTTACTTTCCCTTGCCGCCTTTTTTCTTCTTCCCCTTGCCACTGCACCCCATAGGTTTCTTCTCCTCGCTCGAAGTGGTTTTAGTCCATGTAAACATTCCCGTTCCCGATACCGGAACCCAACCTTCGGGACATTTGAATCTCAACTCCATAACCTTCAGGCGATTGTCCAATTCACCCATACTCTTGTTCAAGCCACCATAGTTACTTTTAAGATCATTGATTTCTTTATTAAACCGGCCAAACGCACTGCTAAGTTGTTGTTTTGTTACATTGTTGACTCTGTCTATTTCCTCAAACAACAACCTAAGGCCATCGGGAAGCGTCGTCACTTTGGGGTCATAACCCCTAACGCTCAAAAAATCCTCAAACCTTTTCCATATCGCGTCTCGAAATTTCTCTTGTTTCTTTTTCTTCCAAAACATTTCACACCTCACTTTTGTTAAGTTAAGGAACTAAAATCTATCACCCCAAATTCATCCACGCTCCATTCACCAGACTCATATTTACTTCGTATTTCCTTATGGATTCCGCGTAATGCCTCCAAATCTTCGGGACTACCATATTTCCCCCTTCCGGGTGCTTTATCCGGCCTGTTCCAACAAAGCCCCAATCCCCTCACCGGAGAACCAGAAGAATCCGATCCCCTTCCAATAACCCTCTTCACTCTCCTACACATATCCCTATATCCCCGAAAGCAACTGCGCTATACCAAAGCACAACGCCAACACCACTCCTATAACCACCACCACAGCCAATAAAATCAAAAAGATCGTCCATGCCTCGTAAAGGATGTACCAACAGACTTCCATGAATCGCTTAAAGAGGTCAATCACAAAAGCCATATCCTAACCCCAACAAAGATAAAGGCGATCCACAACACTATACCCAACCCGAAAATAGCCCGATCTAACCGTCTTAATCCAGAATCCATATCCTTCAATAAATCCACTACCTTAGAAGGCAACATTTTAACCCCCTGTGTTACAGGATTACATCTATCTATATGAAAGAAGCAATCGCCGGTCTCCTCCCTCCGGCACCCCCTGCCTGGATATGACACATAAGAAGTATTATGTTAACTAAGTGTAATATCAATGAGTTACCCATCCACATTCTCGCAATTAGGTTGACAACCTGAGTTATCCACAGCTTCATCCACATCTATGATCTCTCCATCGTTTGATGGATGTGGCGTGTCTGTGTGTTCGGGTGCAACATCTATCATATCCATGCTTGCATCCGTGATTGTATTGTCTGTGTTATTCTTAATCATTGCACCTGCCTGTTGGCTTATAAACTGTATGAGGGTATTTAGTTCGGCATGTTGTTGAGGTGCCTCGTTGACCTGGATCAATGCGGTTATGATGGTGGATGGTGTTGTGCCGCTTAGACCAGCCATAGATGTGATGTGCTTGCTGGCATCTAAGGCCAGCTTGAGATGATCCTTATCGGCCGTTTTAGTTGTTCCCATAGCCGCGAGGCGGGTTAGGGTTTTTCGGGCTGGTTTAAGGCCTCGGTTGATGATCTCTGCGGCCTCTCGCTCGATCAAAGCCCTAATCTCTGGCTTGGCAAGGCCTCGCTGGACACATGATTTCGGGATACCTGTTTGGGCTGCTATGTCCCTGACAGACCCCCCTTGAAGAGCGAGGTTAGCGGCTTGTGCGAGTTGTGCGGGAGTCATGGTTATATCAGTCTCCAGCAGTATGGGCATCTATTGTAGTCGCGGACATCGCCGTCGCGATAGGCGGTTCGACAATGCGGGCAGGTATGGGATATGTTGTAGGTATTGAGTATGTCAGGCAGGCGGCGGGAGGCGTGCTGGTTTATGGTGCCTCGTCCAATGGCGGGTGGTAGGTCGTCATACACTGTCAGATTATCTCCTGGATGATCTCCGCCGCCCATGTAACCGAAACCCTCTGTATTGTTGCTTAATTGGGTGTTAGGTGGTTAAGCCGCTCGGTGCGTGGTACCTCTCCAACCTAACTTTTTTGTCAATAGGGTATTTTTCATTAATCATTATGATCATTTATTGATCGTGTCGGCGATCTTATAACATGGATACTGTTTACGGTCAAGGGGAATTTGTAAAAAAAGTTATGTTCTGCTCATGAACACGTAATTTATTTATGTGTTGTGGTGTGGAGGGTCAAATGGTATGGTCTCATGGATGGCCTGTTTTGTGGTCATGGTTAGCCAAATGGTTAGATGCAACCAAGTCATTGATTCTATTGTGCGTATCCTGTGGATAACTTTGAACATGGTTGTATGTGACCAGGGACGATGCAATGGCGTGTAATGAAATCAATGAGTTACGGTTGGCATGATGTCTGCATATATATAGGAAAAGGGGAAATAATAGGTATAATGATTAAATAATCAAAGGAGGAAATAGCTCATGTGTAAAATCAAATTAGATCAAGACCAAGTGGCAAAGGTGGCTCGGCAGCAATGGAAGAAATCGACGATCCCTAATATGCAGATCGCCATTTATGTGATGTGTGGCGGGGGCGTACTGGGAACATTGGCGGCAGAACAACCAGCCGATTTTTACATTGATGGCCGTACAGGGAGACTGCCCTATAAGAAAGCGCAAATAAGACAAGCCGTCGAAACATTGAAGACCTTTGCAATAATACATGGGCTCGATCCCCATCGTCTCCCATACGTTCCTCAGTTTCATAACATGGGAATATTCTGAGCTGCATATAAATAGGCAAGGGAATAAATAAAAATAGGAGGACAATATCATGAAATCTTTTAATCTGGGATACATGGAAAACAAGGATGCGCTGAAGATCATCCGGGCACTTGATGGAAAAACATTTATGAATTTTCGGGTTCATACGGGTGTCGGCCCCAGCGGTACGCGAGTTGATGTTGCGACCGATTATGAAGAGACGGACACAGAAATTTTAACCTTTGCCCTTCATGTTATGGCAACAACAAAAACAAATGACTAATCCCTTGACCCTGCTCTGGCTGAGGCCCAGGGTAGGAATGAGGGGATTAAAAGGAGGGGAAAATGAAACCGACATTTCGATACAACAAATATGGGATCAAAGACTCCTTCGATCAATATCGCAATATCGGAGGGGTATTTTTTGAATTTTACTCAGCCGACCAAAGCACGTTTGCGGCCATTATCGAAGAAGCGAAAAGACTTGGGCTGAAAACTCGAATAATCAAGCATGAGTTATATCGTGAGAAGAAACTAAAATAAGGGGATCACTAAACAAAGGAGGCAGATCATGGAAAACGTAAATCAAGAGGCAGTGACAGCGGAGAAGGAATACAGATTGAAATTGGTCCGTGTGGACATTGACGACGACGAAATGGTCAATGTCTATGAGATCACAGAATCCACCACCACGAAACATTAGGTCCTTTGATCCGGGATGCGCATGGTACACGCATAAGGAGGTAATGATGACAAATGACACTTTGAAAGCGCAATGTCGAAAGATATTCGACAATTATAAGAGAAAACTCGATGCGACAACGGATTGGTATTCAATCACATTAAACACTTTATTCCTCAACTATCGTGACGGCTATCTGTCCAATGATGAATATGAGAATGAATGCGCTATGTTGGTTGCACGTTATCATGATAAACAAGACCGTCTTATCTTGGATTGCTCGTCTTATATCACCAATTTGATTAACGAGTCCAAGGAAACCACGAAGGAATAATATGTTCCGCCTAATCCTAATCGTCTGCTGGTATTACGCAATCTCTGTTGTTCTGGATGTCATTACATCCGTATGGGGGAATTGAAATGAACAGACTACTCGGTTACAACCATATGTGCGATGTGTGGTCCTATGAAGACAAGGGAAAGGTGCGTTACTGGATAACCGTGGGAGAAACCACTTATATCTGTGACACATTCAAGAGAATGCTCAGGTTGTTTGTTATTCTTGCCAGCCTTATTAACGATGGGCTGATTAAGGAGTTGTAGGATGATGAAACGTGCTTTGAGAGACATTGACACCGGAAAGGTCTACACAATCGAAGAAGGGGAGTTCATCCATTCCGACATGCTTGAAAGACTAAAAGGTCTTGGGGTTAAGCATGTGGAAAGAGGCTTTGTTGATGATGATGGGGTTTTCTATAAAGTTTAAGGGAGGGAATAAGAGATGAAGATCGCATTACAGGACAAGAAATCTGGTATGATTTTTAAGGCGTGGCCTAAAGAGATCAGACACACAGACATGATAAACAGGTTGTTTGCCAATGGAATCCGTGACATTATACAGGGTTATATCCGTCCGGATGGATCATTCATAACAGCAGACGATTACATGAAATTGTTGTGCCAACAGGAGGAGGAAGAAAATGAACAAAAAACAGTTCAAGAAGATGAATAAAGCGTGTAAGGATGCGTGGATGGAAATCGCAGAAAAGGATCTCCACCAAAAACCAAAATACCTATCCGCCTTCACTGACTACTGCCCAGCGTGTTCGATAGCACGATTGGCAAATCGAGAGGCCGGGGGACCTCAATGTAATTTCTGTCCGGCTGATAGATGGAGGGAAGGGATACGATGCTTTGGGAACTTGTATGGGGAGTGGGTCGATATATTGAGGATTGGCTGTTTAGATGAGATGAGACGATGTTTAGCTACGCAAATAGCAAAACTAAAATGGACATATCTCCCCATTTATAAGAAAATCCCAAAGGAAAACATAGATAAAATTCTGTGTCAATATGAGGAATTAAGAAAACTCACAACAGGAGGCTAAAAATGGCAATCATGAAACTTGACATATCGAAAAAAGATGATCCGGGATATCATTCCTTCGTCATGGTGTCCTTTGATGGAGGTAAAGGCACGATAGCTCGTGGAGATAGCCGGATACATTCTGCAAATGTAATCTTGACGGATCGGGATGGAAACCGGTACAAAGCCATCAGCGATTCCACTGTTTATCCCATGAACGGAAAGGAGGAATTTTAATGCCTATCGACTATAAAGACACGGATCGGGATTTGATCAATGCCCTGACGGACGTAAAGGATTGTTATCTGAAAATGATCCATGACCTGCAACGTGATAACCAGAATCTCCGGGAAGAGAACGACAATAACCGGCTTGAGGTCATCCGTTTGACGGAGGATCTGGCAAAGGTTCAGGCATGGACGGAGAATAGGGAACGGAATCAATCCACAAGACGAACATAACCCGTATGTATTATTGAGGGGGAGTTTTGGTCCGTTGTCGGCCCTTGAAAAATAAGAGGATTTTCTAATTTTTCTCTCAATTCTGGTCCTATGTGCGGAGAAATAATTAATCTATTGTAATAATTACTATTTGAAATAGTCCTTAAAACTGTGATCTAATATATCTTTTATAAAATCTACCGCCTCTCCTCGTTGCTCCATATTTAATGGTATAGCGATATCATTCCGCATCCGTTGTGTTTTTAATAAATAATTCATCGTACATGGTTCTTGGCAATACGCCCGCATATTCTTCAAAACATCTTCATCCCATCTTTGCAGGGGCAATATATTATTAGGAACATTCTCTATTTTCCCCCCTTCTCTCCATAAATTGTAAAATATTCTGAACACCTTATCCATTTTCGCTTCTGGTAAACATTCATACAGTTCGTCAAATTTAGACATTCTAAGTTTATGAAATTCCATAAAACATCCAACTATAAAAAAGAACAAAAATATTATAATAAATAATAATATTGAAATCATATCATTCCCCCTTCCATTTTCCTAAAATAGGCCATGGTGCCGAATTGAGGTGTTTTTAGACCTAAATAACTATTATGTTGTATCTTAACCATTACTTATCCATGGTGCCTTTTATGTGCTCAACATAACCAAGTTTTCTTGATGGAAAAACCGATAACTCTTTATTAACGAGGACTTATATGGCGAGCTCTTCTTCCGGCTGTCTGATGTTTGCGTAGCATCTCTATTGGTTAAAATTTTCCGGTTAATCTACGTCTGACAATATATCGCCAATGCCTCGTATAAACCATTACCCTAAAATGGCACATCGTCCGATTGAACGGGTTCCTTTTTACCGGATTGCAAACCCTGAAGGATTTGCGATAACACAGAAATGGCCGTCTGAGTATTGCCTAATTTGACGCTGACGGGAGCTGTCTTTTCAACCTGCGCTTTGCCGAATTTACGGGTACAAAACGATGGCTTAAAGTTTCCTTCCTTGTCCATCCGGCCTTGAATAAGGTCAACCCCGTATTGTTCGCTAATCTGAAGTTGCACGGATACATATTCATCAATCTTGAATACTTTCATTATTTTCCTCCTTTTGTTTTTCAAACCATTCTATCGCTGCATCCCTAAGTTTTCCAGTGGTGTCGAGAATTAGTTCTATAATGTCAGCATCATGTAAACATTCACTATAAAATACAAAATAGTCCTCCCTTGCTATCATCACCTTCAACACTTCGCGAGGATCGGCCTTATAGTCGGGAATAGGAGGATGTACCATTCTTTCTGTAGTCCAATATTCATCAACTCCTGCCAACTCTGCAAAACGTTTATTTTTATCCATTTCACCGATCCTTTCCTTGACCACCATCTTTGGTGATGGCGTCTTTCACCAAATACATATCAATCTGCCACTTAAGAGATTCTATTTCCCATTCCATCAATTCAATACTACGTTCCTTTAACTCAATCCTGCGCTTCAGTTCATCAACCCCTGTATGTGTTGTTTCCATTATTCAAACTCCAATTTATGTTGTTTTTGATGACGTTCAAGTCGTTCTTTCCCGGCCCTAAAGTAATCTTCATCAATTTCGTAAAGGTCAAGATCAAATCCTAAAATGTCACAAGCTATGGCAATGCTCATTGAGCCTCCATGCGTATCCAGAATCGTATCTCCAAACTTGGCGTAATGCGTAAGTAACCATTCATAAAGGGAAACAGGCTTTTGTGTGGGGTGGATTCTTGAATCAATCCCTATATTTTTAATATTCATTTTTCCGTTTTGAACATTCCCGCTCCACTGATAATTAAAAATCGAAATCCGTTTTTGCATAGAACAATAAGCAATTTCGCATTGAGAGAAGGTCTTTTCATAAATTGGAGTTAAGAGTTTATTCCATACAATCCTCCCACCATTGGGGATGAACGGATTTAAATAGTTTTCCCCCCATATAATTTGATTTCGGGAAACTCTAAAAAGTTGCGTAAAGTATTCTTTCTCCGGTATTTCTTCATTCCATTCAATCAAGCCAAACAAATTATTTTTAATGTGGCCTATCCCATACGGCGGATCACAGATTGCAATGTCATATTGCTTATCCTTCATCCGTCGCATTGCTGGCAAACAGTCTTCGTTAAAAAGATTAATCATGTTATTTAACTTCCTTTGCCATTCCGATGTCAATCATTTCCTGTGCAATATCTTTACGATACCAAAACGTTCTTCCCTTAGCAAATCCTTGAATAAAATGTATTCTCATGCTATTCTTATGTCTTTCCGATGAGTTCCTGGATTCTGGATAGGTTTCTTGCTCGTTCCTCTTCGGAAATAATGGGTACAGGTTCGGGATTGTATTCTTTTGATATCCGAGGTCCTCCATAACCGACATTTCTTCCCTCTCTTCCCGTTTTTTCAAAAGACGTTGCTGTGCCTCGTAGATTTCCTGATCCATTTAATGGGAATACCCCCTTCCAATTATTTTCGATGGATTGTTCCAGAATTTTATTAGGGTCCTGACCATCTTCACGAAAATGATTGGAAGGGGG